GTGCAATTGATTTGATTGTCATCTCATCAGTTGAACCGAGACCCATCACACGCGGATCGACGGTGAGCTCCTGCTTGGCATCCAAGGTTAACTTATTTGACGTGTCAGGCACATTGGCATTAGCCATGTTGCCTAACAAAGTCGGCTTGTACGGTTGTATATCCGCAAGTTCAACCGGCCTTGAATAACCAAACATCGAAGCTATACCCGATACTGTATTTGCGGCCATCTGTGTGGCTCGCGCATACATGCCTATACCAGGTATATTACTAAGAGCGCCTGCAGCTTTGGCAACAACGCCTGCTGGGCGCGATATTGGACCCGATCCATATTCATCCTTCGCTTGGGGTGTGAAAACCTCTCCCATCTGCGGCGATAGAGCACCTGGCTCATTTGCCGTAGGGATGGAAAGAGAAACTTCCTCAGCCCATGCAAAGACGGAAACAATCACTTGATCTGTTGCTCCGTTGGCATGCTTCAAATTCTGCATACCATGAATAATGATTTTACCCATTTCTCTCCACTCCTGGTTCGGGATACGCAAAGCGTTCTCATACCAGAAAAATGGGAGGGTAAGGGTTCCACCTTGACTGGTTGTGGGGTCCAAATATACATGTGGACGCTGACTGGCAGCTACAACATCTTGGATGAAGAAGGAACGATCCTGCGTAAAAGCATCCAAATTTTGTAGTGGAATATATGAAGCGATTGCTCGCCCATAATGAAATCCATTACCATTCAAAACAATCCTCACTTTCAATTTACAGCGCAAAAGGTTAAAATTTGTAATACGATTCAGTACCCTGGTGTTTTCAAAGAAATCTCGCCAGGGATTGAACTCCTCAAACAAGTTCGTATCTGTCGCCCAACTGAACGACTGAATTTTCACAGGACGGGAAAAGAAATTCCCGAGATCTGCGTCATTTGTGTCGGCAATGTTGAAAGTTGGATCTGGCATACTGTCCACTGTGTAGTCCCATTGAGGTGTCTGATCACTGAAGTGAACATTCTGATGTTGGGACTCTAAACTTTCCTCGTTAATTGATACATTAAATTTGTTGTTATTGTTCATGTTAGCAAGTCATCATTAACGCATGTGTGGAGGACTCAATCCACACTGCGTGTGTCAATCTTGCGTATGGCGAATACTCCCCTAAATAGGGGTACTTTACGGGGAAAGTGCCTCTCTCTGCAAGCCAATGCAACGTCCTATGATCGACTAGTTGGACGAGCATGGTCATCCAATACAGAGAGCCCCCTTTTGGTGTAATTAGACGTGGTGGGTTACGCCCAGAGGGATGCATTTAATGTCTGCCCAAGACATAGCCACTTAATCGTACTTCTCTTTCCACTTTTGCAATCTATCATCATAAGATTCATGAATGACAGTGCAACCGTGAATAATGTCAGCACGCTTAGCGACCTCTTTCATCTGCTCACGTCGTTCCTCATAGACATCCCGTCCATGGGAAAACCATTCGCGCAAACCGCCATCAATATTCTGCATGGCTTGTTGTTCGCGTGTAATAGCTTTGGACTTGAGAGTAGCATGGAGACTCTTGAAGATAGAATCCTCATCAAGTGCACCCATGATCATCCCTGTGTCCTCACTATACACATTAGCACGTTTGAGCAGATCTGCCTCCTCATCCGTCATGTACGGTGTAGGTTCTGATTCCTTGTCTGGCATGGTAAATTTCATGTCACGTTCTTCCAGGAACTTCGCCACAGCAATGTGGTTAAATTCTGGGAAATCTTCGTGAACAGAACTTTTCGCATCATCACCATAAGTAATGAGCGAACATACATCACGAAACTCAGGAACGTCTTCACGGTCCTTAGTAATGTGATAGTATGCACACCTAAGCAAGAGAGCGTTATCAATAGAGTTGATGTACACTGTAAGGTTCTGTCCCGAAGGATTAGACCCGTAGTGTTGAATCAAATCTCCATTGTAGGCCATCAAAGGATAGCAAATGTCTGTAGCAATACCTTCCATGATAATTAAATCACGTTCGGAGTAACCGCATTCTTTCGCAATATCCATCATGATACGAAACGCTACGAACATCACCTGTGCTGGCATGCGCAGATCGTACTTACTGTAATCACCAGCAAGAATACGATCCTTTCCAAAGCGCGTAATGTGTTTTGCCAATTGGTCCCATTCAGGACCTTGGGCATTTACACCAACAGCACATTCAGATGAGAAAGGCAGCATGGACAATATTCGAGCCACTGGGAGATAGTACTTGCGCACCAACAATTGTAGTGCAACTGGTGCTCCCTGAAAAACTCTGACCTTGTCCTTGGTCAATTTAGTGGGCTCATCCTTCAAACATGCTTTAAAAATTGGATAAGCTCTCTCCCCTTTCAGGTAAAGAGCTTCCATTTCATAAGCATGGTCCCAAAAACGCTGATCCAATACAGCGGGACACTGATGGGTAGGATGATCTGTTGGATCCAATAACGTAATGAAATTCGATTTTGGACCAGATAGAGGATACCCAATAGAAGTTGTAGGTGGCATCTTATCGATGAACCGAAGTCCATCAATTCCACAGACGGTTTCCATTTCCGTCAACGGTTTGACACCCATCTTCAAACTAGGAATATCATCCAATGCCCTAAGGAGACCCTTAATATAATCATCAGCCGCAAGTTCCAACAATGAACCTTCGATACCACACGATGGTTTAGTTGAATACTGCAATGACGCTTGCCAAGGCCATCCTTTACGGAATTTGGGACCCCCCCATTTCTGAGGTACCCCACACACGTCCTCCACGTGCTCTGATATGACAGTAGTCTCTACATCCGAGTAATATGAAGCGCGACCTTTGACCTGCCCGTAATACTTGCAATTAGTACCTTCGGGCAAGAAATTGATTGGACTTTTCGGGTGTACATCAGTATTCTCAAAGAATTGTACATCATAAAGCTCTTTTGGCACAGTGCCAGAACTTTTAGACAATACAACTCCAGGAACCTTACGTAACATCTCAAAAGCACTATCAAATTCACTCTTCAGCAAGAGACCGCTACATCCACGCGTTTCGCCATTCTTTCCACCCAAATGGAACCCACCAATAAGTGGTCCACGGGTTTCAGTGATCAATGGTGCAATACACAAACCTTCGAAGGTTTCAAACTTCAAATTGTACTTTGCTCCAAAAAATTCTGCGGCATATGTGACAACCTCACCAACATCCATCATCAATTTAGACCCAATACAGGATCCATCTTGTTTCTTGAATGTCAAACGGGCTGGCACACTGGCAAAACGTTGCAATGGAAAGTAATCTGTCAAATCTTTCCAGTCCCCACCATTGGGGACCCATACCACGGACAAATCGGTATTGGGAATGTCAACGCTGAACTTACGATACAAGAAACACTCGAAATTGCCTCCAATTAAGGAAGGATCATGTCGAGTGAATTTAGCCTTGATATCGTCAGCCTTCCACATATGACGTGGGAGAACAGCAACATTTGATTTTGGAAAGAATGCGTCACACTCAAAATTACGCACTCTTCCATTATCCGTCAAAGTAATTGCCATATGACACAGATTGTCTTGAACCATCTTCTCCAAACGATCTGGAGTTGTAGTTTTTGATTTCTCTGTGCACGGCATTTCACTTACTTTAACGCCAGCCCATGGATTCACCTCAGAATCTCGCTCCACAATATCTACAATAGATTTGGGTGCAAGATTTCCCTGAGGCACTGGTGTGACTTTGAAAGCCTTGTATATTTGTGCAATAGCATACAATGCTGCTACAACTGTACAAACGCCCGTAATCCACTTAATGTGTCTATCACGATACATTTTGAAGACCTTGGGCATAGCTTTATTGTCGGCTGCAACTTCCTCATACATTTTCTTCTTCTCAAATTCCACAACTCCAGAAATTCCCATCAAAGGGAGAATTAGAGCAGGGATAAAATAAGAATGAACAAATATAATAAGGAAAATGCAAACACCAATCCATAACAAATGGTTCAGATAAGATTGACGAATACGTTCGCGTAATTCAATCTCACGAGTGAACCACACAATGTTTTTCATCCAATCTTTCTCAATCCATTCCTTGGGAACCCAATTTGTCCAACATACCCAACGAGAATTTTCAAGCCAGTCAAGACGCTGCAATAGCGCCTCAACTGATTTCTTTTCAATCTCGTCGGTCCAGTATGCAATGCGTGGCCGCCACCATCGATCCCATTTACGAAATTTGGGAAACATGGCGGCAACGATCCTTTCACCAATTTGATTATCGAGAACCTCCGCTTCATCTTCCTTATGATGTGCCTCACATCGCGTACAGTAACCTGTTACACAACGCGAATCCATCTTGTGAAGATAGGTATGATTCTCACGTGCACAAACGCACACATCTGGTGTAGGGAATCGACATTCTGGACAGAGTTGAATTTGTTTGTCAAGATTATTATTCTTGGTGACCAACTCCTTTTGACTGGCATAGAATTTTATAGAATCCTGTCCAATCCAACGAATCAACTCTGGTAATCCAATATCCTTGAGAGGTTTTCCATGAAATTCAACAACCTCCCATCCAACAGTTGCTGCTTTTCCTTTCACTCCATGTGGGACAGGGAATGACTTTTCTACAGTGATATCCCAAAAATCGGGGATCAATGGTGATCCATTTGGAAAAGCAGCACGAACCTTATCTTCACTCAACATATCATGAACAGCATACTCAGGCTTGACTTTGCAAGTTAATGTAACGCGATCACGACGTGTAATAGAAGCAGGTTCGTTGGAATAAACGGTGGCGCACGTGTCCTTAACGTTCTTGGTTCCAATAACAACTTTTGGTTCTACTGATACCTTTCCCTTCATGTCAGCTTCGGCCATATTCGCATACATACGAACATTATTGACCAACTGAATCATTAGGGAAGTTGGAGCACGCTCAACGAAATCGGCTTTTGTGTTACCAATATCGTCAATAAGAACACCATTGGTATATGATCGGAAATTTGACATAAATTTGTCTGCCTCGTTCAAGGTGACAATTCTGTCATCGGAAGCACAGTAATTGTTATAAAGCAACGTTGTTACCATCAAAATGTTGGCAATAGTTGATTTTCCAACTGCTGTACCCCCGAAAACTCCAATCGAATATGGTGCTTCACGCAAACCGCCTTGTACACGAGTCTGACGGAATGTTGCTTGCCATTGACGTAAAACGTCAACTTTTCGACTGAGAATATTCTTCTCAACGACACCCTTACAGGTAGTCTTCAACATTTGTGCTTTCTCAATGCACTGCGCAAGAAGAGCCTCGTAATCATTCTCCGACATATCTTCATATTTCTCGAGATTACCACATTTGGCGTACTCGTGGCAACGAAGACATTTGGAATAAGCTTCTTCAAACTCTTCATTTTCCATGTTACCATACAACAACGGTTTAATAGATCCTCTTTCGAAACAAGCATATCCACCCTCGGCAAAATAGACGATGGTTTCAAATGCTGCATCAATCAGATCAACAGCCGAAGCGTGTTTGGTAAAAGCGCCAATGGAAAACATTTTCATACCTCCAATTCGAAAATCAAGATCAGCAGAATCACATAATCCTAGAGCCAAACAAAGACTCAGGACATGAGAAATCTTCTTAAATCCTTCATTCCGAATTACAAGAGACCAATTCTCCTGGAGGTCTTTCAAAAGTAAAAGCCAGTTAGGTTTTTCCTTGTCCGATTTGACTCCAAACTCTCCAGTTTGCGAATCGAATTCTGCATCCAGTAACTCAGACAAATAGTTAGCTACCGAATTGGCAACTGACTTGTTGTACTCAGTTTTCAAGTACAGAAAAATCGTGGCAAGAAAACCAGAAACAGTTGTACAATCCTTTGCTGCAACAAATAGGGCTCCCAAATTTTCGACACGGCTCAAAAGCTTATCGTCAATCGGGATACCATTAATGTTGGCAAGATTTGTAAATGCTGTGGCAATTGCAGCAGATCCAATCTGCGGAGTGAATTTCTCCTTTGGCATCAATTTCTCCTTTGGTATCTGCTTCTTTTTCCTCCAATTATCCCGCCCATCACGGGATTTATTTTTCGAACGCTCAATGACACGGGCATTTCGGTTCTTATAATACTGAGCTCGGCGATCTTCCTTGGTTGGAATTTCACCGATCTGAGCATCAAACCGATACGAACGAGATAAACCCTGAAACTTCCAAAGAAGTTTATTGGCTCTCTGAATACGAAAAATCCTCCTAAGTGCTATCACGGCTCCTCCAATGAGGCAGCCGCACCAAACAACAATCATTGCCCAAAAAATAGGAACAATTAAGTCCAAATTGTTGCCTCCTAATAGGCACAAATAGGCAATCATCCAGCAAATCATCAACCACGAGGGCGGTGATTCCTGGGCACAAAATGGGGCAAGCCTTTGGCATACTTGCATCTCCCGAACACAATTTCCGTGTTTGCTAGCCTGATAAATGAATGTCATGCTGTGTTCAAGATGAAAGGAAAGTGGTTCCTTGATCAATCGATCAAAAGATCAATCACTTCCATTGAATGTCAAATAAAGTCTCATAAATCGTCTTACGGCAAAAGCCAGGGTTTCTTTGAATACCCCAAACATAGCAATAAAAATATTGACTAAAAATCAAAACAATGTCCTAGAATTTGTCTACACAAAGTAGCAAAAGTGCCTTCATCGGGTGCCAACCCTTAGTACACTTAATTCTTCGTGACTACCGGAACAGATAGTCCAAATCGAGTTTCACTTGACCATTACGTCGGCCCCTGCTAGTAGGGCATGTCTCGAACCGCTTACTCTCGGTGCAAACGCCTTTTCGGCGCAAAGTGATCAATACAAAATCACAATGTAACCAAGTCAGGATTATCAATCCTTAACCGATTACCAAACAGGTCAGTCTTACCTGTACCAAACTGTGTCACATCACTGTGACATAAAATGTGAATCTAAATTCAAGTGCCGCCTTTCGGTCGGTCTCATCAAGAACTAGACGCGCCTTCAAAAGAAGGTACACATCAGTTCGGTAAACATATCATTAGAAATTTGAGGAATATTTCTTCAATGTTACCTATATAAAATTTGTCATTCTTCATACGTCTGTCTTACGTCAGAAATGACTATCCTCATGACAAAAAGAGTCCCACTATCCCAGGGAACGGGTATGATAAAGGTTATATACAATGTAGCTGCTAATGCAGAAGAAGAGAGCGTCGTAACGCTCCAATCCACTACATAACAAGTACACTGGGCGTAGTTAAACGCCAAATACAACAATAACTCCACATGCGCGAAACGC